AACTGCAGCCGGAACTATATCCGTAACCTGGAATTTCTATGGTCACGAGGGAGGTGCTCCGCTATCAGCAGTAGCAGTCAAGCTATATAACGGTAATACTGGTGCTCTAGCATATACCGCCTCTGGAATAGGTGCTACCGATACTAGTACAACATTTACTGGAGTTGCTGATGGTATCTACTATGCTACAGTAGTTGGAACTAATATAAACGGTGTTGGTGATCAAGGTTCCAGTTCCTACGTGACTACAGTAGGTAGTCTAAATGTGACAGCAGTAGCAGCCTCAGATACTCAAATAAATACCACATGGACCATGGGCCCAACGGGGACATCCTATTTTAGTTTCTCGTTGGTTGATAATACAGATCCAGGCGGAGTGTCCTACAATGGATCATCTTATTCAAACTCAGCGGCTAACTTCTATAACTTTACTGGACTAGTTTCGGGCCATAGCTATACGTTTACAGTTCAAGCAATTGGAGCTGGCGGTGTAGTACTTCTCTCTGGAACAGCGACAGTAGGGTCAACTACCACTACTACAACTACCACGACAAACCCACCTGGAGTATTTTCAGTAAGTTTAACCGCTAACTCTGCTACATCAGTTAGTGGAAGTTGGTCAAATCCTCCAGCTGGTACTGCAATATATGACTATGTACTCTCATCTGGAGGCACGACTATTGCGTCTGGAAATGCTACGAGTGCTACCTCTGGCTCATGGACTGTAGCCGGAGGAACAAGCTATACCCTAACTGTTTCAGCGAAAAGCTCATCTTTTACAGTTCTAGCATCAAACTCCGCGAGTGTAACTACTCCTGCATCAGCACCATTTACAGTAACTCTAACTGAAAACTCATCTACCTCACTTACAGGTAGTTGGTCTAATCCACCATCTGGAACAGCACTATACTCATACACCTTGAGTTCCGGGGGAGTTACTATAGACTCATCATCTGGATATGGTGGAACAAGCGTAAGCTGGGCAGTATCTCCTGGCAATTCATATAGCTTGTCTGTCTCAGCATTAAGCTCTTCATTTGCAACTCTGGCATCAAATTCAGCCGGAATAACAATGTCAGGAGCAGCAACTACCACTACAACTACTACTACAACCACTACCACTACCGCAGGGGTGACGTGTGGCCCTAGTTATGGCAGAGTGAATGGTAATTTATTCTATGTAGGGTATAGTACAAACGGATATACAGGAACTATCTGCGGTAGCGGTTATGTACAACAGTTTTACTATAAGTGTTCTGATGGATCTACCGGATCAACAGCATATTACGAATGTACTGGTGGAAGTGGAGTAGGAGGGACTACCACTACAGCCGCTCCAACTACCACTACTGCTGCTCCAACTACAACAACGACAGCAACACCACCTTCATTCCCACCACGCTTTGGAATCTTCTCTATTGATCCGAGTATGATGGAAGAGGAATTATAATTAGCTATGGCAACTTTTTCATTAATCATTGATAATGCATTTGCATTTAATTTAGAGATAGTAGAGCTCAACGACGGATTTTATGACACCCTAAGATCAAATCCTTCAATAGTTATCTGCGATGGGTTGGATGTAGTAGTAGGGTCTACATATGCTGAAGGCACATTCTATATGGATGGATCTCCAGTAGCCGAAATAGACATTAATCCTATGGCTACTAAATTTGCATTCTTGCTAGGAGATTCAGTAGCACTAGTTCAAGAAATAGCAAATGAAAATGAAATGCTAGTGGCAGCATACTCTAGTGATCCAAAATTTGTAGAGGTACTACAGAATGCCTAGTGCTTGGCAGCTCTATAAAGAGAAAGTAGTCAGCACACGGGGTACGGAGATATCACCTAAATCAACAGATATCCTATCTCTAGAGAAGATAGACCAAGACATCAGCAATGCTAGATTAGATATTTGCCGAGATTGCCCACTATTTGTGAACTACACTAGCCAATGTTCCCAGTGTGGATGCTTTATGCCTACAAGAGTAGAATTTAAAGATTCAACATGTCCAACCAACAAATGGTGACTAATAGCATATTTGTTCAGCTCCCCGCCTATAGGGATTTAGAGCTCCCTGAGACAATAAAAAATGCCATAGAAATGTCATCAGGAAATAATAAAATTGTTTTTGGGGTGCACAACTGCACGCTAGAACAAGACTCTATATCAATTTCTCATGTAAATACACCGGAGCATGTAGAGATTAGGTATATAGAAAGCATAGCTCCAGATAATATTGGAGTACAACTATCTAGGTATATGGCAAATGAATTGTATATAGACGAAGACTTCTATCTTCAAACAGATGCACACATGCGATTCCAAAAGAACTGGGATGAACTTGCTATACAAGACTATAGATGGTATGAAAATATTGGAATAGCAAAACCACTAATAACTATGTACCCGCCTAACTATAGGTATATAGAAAACGGAAGTGTAATATTAGAGGATCACTTCGAACAAAAAAATACACGAGTCTCTTTTAAAGAACGAATTGACTCCTTTGAATTAGGATTTATACCTAGTCAGTTAGCTATAACAACACCACCCGGGTGTCAATACACATCTTCAGTAGCTGGCGGCATGATTTTTACTGATGGATCTTTTGCAAAAATTAAACCTAATAAAAAAGTAGCCTTCTGGGGTGAAGAAATTCTTATTGCAGCCAGAGCATTTACTCACGGTTTTAATATTGTGACTGCCAGAAATCACTTAGTATGGCATCTATATCACAGCGGGCAGCCCTACCACTTAGCAAGAAGACACCACGCCTGGGCAGACTGGCCCGACCTTTGGCCAACTTTAGATAAAGAATCACGCCTAGAAGTCAAATCTATATTCGAATTAGAAAGAATTGGAGAAGATGCATTAGGCTCCGTACGAACTTTAAGTGAGTTTGGAGTATTCGCTGGACTTGACTTTAAAAATAAAAAAGTTATAACAACTAGGGATTAGTTATTTTTACTATTATGCTCAGCTATTGCAGCCTGAAGTTCTACAGTTTTTGCAAACTGACCAGAAAAACTATATTCGCCAGCGTGAGAAATCTTCACCCAGGGGGCGGCCCAAACATCATTACCTAGAGATCTCCACATTGCACAGAAGGCATAGTCCTCTGACAAAAGAATCTCTTTTTCATTGATAGCGGTAGTAAAATACTCAACAACATCTTCACCAAAAGGAATAGTACTTCCATAACTATTACTCTTATATGTTTTGCACAATGGCTTAAGATCATTAAATACTTTACGAGTAATAAACATCATACCGGTACCAATATCCATAACTCTAAATGGCTCATTGGCATCAAAATGCTGAGATGTGTCTAACATATTTACAGCAAAGATTCCAGAATATTCTTCTAAATTTTCTTTACCAAGCAGTGCTGCATTTCTAACAGCCTGCCAGTTGATTGACTTCATAGGGTAAATTGCACCAATTAAATCTTTACCAGATTCAACCATTTTTACAATATCATCAGCATCAAATCCATGATCACCATCAATAAATAGCAGAGCATCACAGTCGGATGTTAGGAAAGAATAAGTAAGAGTATTTCGAGCTCTAGTTATAAGACTTTCGTTGGTGAGGTTGGTCTGTACAACGGAGTGACCACGCTGAGCAAGTCTTATTGTTAGATTGGCAAGGCTCGTAATGAATACACTCTTGGCATTACCACCATACATAGGTGTTGCAATACAAATTTTCACTATTATCCTAAATAAGACTGCGGGGACTAGAAATAACTCCTAGTCCCCGTCTATACCTCTCCCGGTACAGTTCTATCTTATACCATAAATATTAGATATTCTTTGCAAAACGCGTCATATCGTTCCAGTTGACTTCGCTGACCTGCTGAGGAACAGCCTTCGGGGTTCGCATATAGTTACGAATCTCTGCTCTAGCTCCCTGGCCAACTACTTCTAGACCACGGTCAGAAATTTTACGCTGGAATGCAATCTGAGTCATAGGCTTTTCACCACGCATATCGCTCCACGAGCGGTATACATAGTAAATATCTCCAACTAAAACTGCAGCGCCTTCAGACTTAGTAGTCTCTTCTTCTAGAAAAATACCAATTCGGTCCTCGTTCTTGCGATAAACTTCTGCAGCTTCCTTAACAGCAGTACACCAACCAAGTGGATCTTTTTCTGAAGAACCAAGGTATTTAATAGCACCCTCTACTGCCCATGAAAGAACAGCTGGAAGACCACCATCAGGATCAGATAGATAGGCCTTTAAATCGGGATCAGGCTTCTCAGCTACCTTTGACCATGGAATTGGACGTAGACGACGCCACATGGCATCATCATTAATGATAGGGCGGTGGTTAGTGGTAATCCATAGCTTACCCTGAGCCTTAAATGTAAACGGCTTCTCACCGGGAGAACGAGCAGAGATGGTTGATGAACCAGTCATCTGCTTAATTTGGTTCTCATTGATACGCTCAGACTCTGGCAACTCATCAACCCAAATCATACGCTTACCACGCAGCTCAGCCATATAGTACTGCTGAGAAGAGTTATTACCGTTACCAGCTGCAAGTTGGTCAGATGGTAGGGTTCCTGCATATTGCTCAGTGCCGAGTGCTTCAACGATGGTTTCGACAAAAGTATTTTTACCAGAACCAGCCGGACCATAGACAAGGAATAGAACATCCTGGTTGCTAAGGCCAGTTAAGGTGTAGCCAACTGCACGCTGAACCCAGTCCTGAAGCTCCTTATCGCCACCAGTAGCGAAGTCAATAAACTGCTCCCAGCGTACATTGCGAAGTCCTGGAGTATAAGAAACAGGAGCACGCTTAGTGATATAAAGATCTGGACGCCCCTTGTGAAGCTCTCCAGTCTTAAGATCAATAACACCATTCATAACGCCGAGTAAGTGGTGCGAACCATCCCACTGCTCAACGCTTACCTGAACTCGAGTGTCAGAGTTTGCCTGATTAATCATATTTGCAATACGGCTATTAGATTTTGCCTGCTTAGCCCAGTTAACAATATCCTGCTTCTTTTGCTCATCGCCATCGCCGTAGTTAACTACCTCACTGGCGATTACGGGAGAGATTCGCTTAGCAAGTTCATTAATGCCTAGCTCTTCTACATCTGGCTTCCAGAAGTTGCCAGTCCAGTGAAACCAACCAAGACCTGGAGTATAGCGAAGAGCGGAACCAAAAGTATCAATAATACGACGACCGTTACCGACATCAGTAAGGGTGCGACGGCCTGGAGTTCCTCCACCCTCGGCTTCAAGAGCATCAGCATCCTTAGGAATGTCCATATTTCCACCACTAGCGGCATCCGTAACAGACATACCGCTCTCAACTAAGGCGGTAACAGTAGTTCCAACATTATTTGCAGCAGGAGTTGGCTCTACTACCGTAGGCACATCCGGTAAGAATACAGGTACACCCTCTTCATGGGCAGATTCTGCCCAGGATTTACCCTGATTCTCAACCCATTCAGAAATTCCAGGCCAAGACTTATCAATCTTTGGGTTATTGGCAACAAAATCAATAGCTCGATGAGTATGCATCAGAATCGAATTCTGACCTTCAAGCTCCATTGGAGGACGAATCTTCTCCCCATTAAATCGAATCATCATTGACTCGATGAGCATGCGTGATTCAGGGCTAGTACCAAACTTATTTGCTAGAGCGCATGCGAGTTGGTAGACACCAACAGCACGACCACCCTCATCAATCCCCTCTTCAAGGATTGCCTGGACATCAACCTTTTCTCCACGAAACTCTAAGTCCCCAAGCCAGCCCCACTCACCCTCTTTATATGTAGTGGTTGCTCCGCCCGAACGACGAAGTGATTTTGCTCGAAGGGCGTTTAAAAGTTCTTCTGGAGCTTCAGATACTTCCATCTTCCATGGCTCATGGCCTGGCTTCCAGTCATATGTCATGCCAGAGAAGTGGCGAGACGGGGAAAGAAGAATGTAACCATTGTGCTTGATGTCAATACCACCAAGCCCCTCTTTCGAAAGGTTACCCAGGAACTTCTCGTTTGGGTCACATTTATATAGAAGGTGGCGTCCACGAACTACCTTGCCCTTAACAGTGTATTCACCGGTAATAGCTTCAGTAGTGGCAATAATTGCGCCCTCAGAACGCTCTTCTAGAACCTGGAAAGAATCATCGCCGCCGGAGCGTGGATCGATATCGATTGCGAAGAAGCCAGATGGCTTACAGAATACTCCGATGTTGTAGTCGGGGTTTTCTTCCCACCACTGTGCGACCTTAATCGGATCATTCGAAGCTTCGGTATTCCAGTTATAAAGCGCTGGGTGCTTACCAATTTCACGTGGATCAGAGTGTGGCTTACCACAGGTGCAACGTCCATCCTTCGTGATGCCATGAACGGGAAGGATATACCAGCCATTTTTTGCGTACCATACAGCAGCAGGGCCAAGGCGGCCAGCCGCAGACTCCCAGTTAGCCATTAGTTGTCCACCATTCCGTCATTAAAAACATACATATGCTCTCCAAAGTTATTGACAGCATACACCCATACTCGAAGATGCTGCAAGTCACGCATTAATAAATAATTCAGATTGACTGAACAAACTCATCAACGGCTCGACCTAACAGCCCGTCAAATAAGGAAAACCCTTCTAGGGTACAATAGAAGAACGAATCTAACCGCTCCCCGTAGAATCCATTATAGGCCATGCAACTAGAGATTATTCTAACAATCGCCGCGGTAATTACCGCAATCGGCGTCATCGTCGGAGGGCTTGTAGCCATCTACCGCTTTGTAAGAAAGATTAGCGACTCTATTGGAGTTGATAGCAAAGGACGAACCCTTGCAGAGCGTCTAGACCGAGTTGAACACCAACTCTGGGAGAATGGCGGTAGCTCATTAGCCGATAGAGTTAATATAATTGAAGCTCACAGTATCAAGACATCGGCTGAAGTAGAGTTGATTAAAGATTTTATGATTACCTCTAGAACTAGACCAACTTCAGTATCTTCAAAACCAAGGCAAAGAAAAGCTAGTTAACTGAAAATTTAGTACTATACTACTTAATGACACTATAGACGTACGAGGGAGAACTATGTCGCTGTCAGACAAGCTTCAAGCTGCATCCACGCAATCAAATCAACTGTGTGTATTGGCAAAGCTATTTATTGATCCAAAACTTTCAAAGCAGGATCAAGCAAATCTACTAGCAATTGTAAAAACTAGTAAAGAAGATCCTACCCATGTAGCAAGTGCTGAACTAGGACGCATCTTACGAGGCGAGGGGTTTGATATTAGTAATAGCACCATAGACCGACACCGTCGAGGCGACTGCGGTTGCGGAAAGAGAGCCAACTAAACATGGGTTTCTCAGAAAAATTAGAAAAATTAGCTTCAGCTGGTCCGCAGGGTTCAGACATTAAAGCGATGAATATTCCTGAAGATTGGCGTCCTCGCATGGATATCGATACCGCCAAGGGCGGTTTTGTCATATCTAAGCCAGCCCCTACATCAGAAGTCCAAGATGCTACTGCAGTACTAGAGGACTTTGGTCTGGATCCCCGTGAATGGACCGTAGCGTCCATGAGACGAGGAAAGTGGCAGAAGTATGATGGAGAATTCCTAGAGTCCGTACGAGTCAACCTACTGCCAGCGGGGACTATTTACGAGGATAACCTAGATGCCGAGAAGCTCATTGATGAGATTAAGAAGTGGCGTCCAGCAGCAGGGATTAAGCAAGCTACCGGCAAGGGATCATTTGCAGCATTCCCTAGCGATCAGCAGATTGGAAAAAAGACTAGCAACGGCGGGTCTCAGCAATCTATTGATCGTGTTCTAGATTTAACTGAAAAAGCAGTGAATAGATTCAAGGGCTATCAAAAGATGGGCCTAGATCTTGGAACCATAACCCTGGGACTTCCTGGAGATCACGTTGAAGGTAACGTATCTCAGAATGGACGTCTACAGGGTCTTGCTGCATCTGACCTAGGCTTGACCGAACAGGTGCGTGTTGCACGTCGTCTTCTTATGGCTCAGATTAAGGCTCTGGCTCCTCTAGCCGAGCATATGATTGTTCCAGTGATTAATGGAAACCACGACGAGGTTACTCGCCAAGTAGCTGCAGATCCGGCTGATGGTTGGAACGTAGAGATTGCCTCTGCTGTTCAAGATGCCTGTGCCGAGAACCCTGCCCTACAGCATATCCAGTTCCGTTTCCCTTCCTCGGGGCACCAGACACTAGTGACCGAGATTTGCGGAGTCCACCTTGGAATTTTCCACGGACACCAGAGCAGCCAAAATGGTATTGAAAAATATCTATCCGGTCAATCCCTCGGGCAGACCGCTCTTGGGCTCGCCGACATCTGGGTATCTGGCCATTACCATAACTTCCGTACCATGGACGTAAGCGACCGCCTATGGCTTCAGTGTCCAACTACAGACCCAGGATCTGAGTGGTTCCGTGATCGTGCTGGGCATGAATCAAATCCAGGACTACTTACTATGGTATTTGGTGGAGACTTCGATCCACGAGAATTCATTAGCGTACTTCCAACTAAGTAATCATGCGTGTAGCGGTATATTCAATAGCCCTAAATGAGAAGCAGTTCTTAGACCGATGGTTTGAGTCAGCCGCCGAGGCTGACTACATTCTTTTAGCGGACACTGGATCTTCTGATGGAACTGCAGAATATGCTGAAGAATTGGGAATAACTACCTACAAAATAAAAGTATCTCCATGGCGATTTGATGATGCAAAAAATGCTGCTCTAAATCTTTTACCTAAGGATATAGATGTAGCAATTTCTCTAGACATAGATGAAGTATTGCTCCCTGGGTGGCGAGAAATGCTAGAGGTGGCCTGGAAAAATGACGCAACCACACTTAACCACAAATATCGCCATAACGGTGGTCAGTGGCAGTGGCACTCTAAAATACATGCACGTCACGGATGTAAATGGGTAGGCCCGGTACATGAGACCTTATCCTGGGCTATACCTGAAAAAGCAATTTGGTCTGATTCTATCTTTTTAGATGAATGGCAGGATACGCAGAAAAGTAGACGCAGCTACTTAAATCTTCTTCACAAGAAGATTTTAGAAGGCGATTCGGACTGGAGGACTCGCTACTTCTTAGCCAATGATTACCAAACTATTGGCGATATGCAATCAGCAATTCATTGGAGATATGAGAGCTACTTTGCTTGCAAAGATGGTGGAGTAGTTAAATCATATATAGCTAGAAATATTGCAAGTAATTACTTTGCTATAGGTGATATTGATATGGCTCGTAAATGGTTTAAAGCAGCCATAGATGATGGTATGGAACGAGAAACTCTCTATGAAGCTGCTAAGTTTTTCTCTGCAATAGGTGAACATGCTGAAGCCCTATTTTCAGCAGATTACTGCATATCAGTAGAAGATAGAAGAGACGGTTTTACATATAGTGAAGAAGCCTGGGGATCAGGTCCTTACGATATAGCAGCCCTATCTTGTTACTATTTAGGAAATAAATCTGAAGCTATAAAGTATGGAAAACAAGCACTAGAGTTTGATCCAACAAATAAACGACTACTAGCAAATATGGACTGGTATGAAAAAGAATAAAGTAAAAACTTGCGTTTACGCTATCTCCCTCAATGAGATTAAGCATGTAGATAAGTTTATGGATGCCAATGAAGGAGCAGATCTAGTTTTAGTCTGCGATACTGGCTCAACTGATGGAACCGTAGAAAGGCTGCGTGAACGTGGTGCGGTGGTATATTCAATTACTCAAAGACCTTGGCGTTTTGATGTGCCTCGCAATACTGCTCTTAGTCTTATCCCAGCTGATATTGATGTTTGTCTCAGTATCGACCTAGATGAGTACCTTCAGCCCGGTTGGGTAGAGGCTATTCAGGAAGCCTGGGATGAGCATAATGGTAACATTCAACGTATTGCTTATGACTATATCTGGAACTGGAAAGAAGATGGGGTGACACCTGGAATCCAGTTCTATGCAGATAAAGTACACTCACGTTTTGGATATCGCTGGCGTCAACCTTGTCACGAGACTCTCTATTGGGAGGGCGATGGTCCAGAAAATAGAGTGACCGTTCCGAAGGTTGTTCTACATCATCGAGCTGATCCAACTAAGAGCCGCTCTCAATACCTACCGCTACTTAAATTAGCAGTTACCGAGTCACCTAATGATGATCGCAGTGCCTTCTACTATGCCCGTGAGCTTTATTTTTATGGACAATATGAAGAAGCTAAAGCTGAGTTCATTCGTCATCTAAGTATTCCTAGTGCAACTTGGCCAGCAGAACGAGCTGCTTCAATGAGATTTTTAGCAAAAATAGATAAAGAACATACTAGAGACTGGCTAGAAAAAGCTACTGCAGAAGCACCTGGACGTAGAGAAGCTCTGGTTGAGTTAGCTCAGCATGCCTACAATCAGCAGGACTGGCAACTATGCTATTTTGCTGCAATTAAGGCACTAGAAACAAAAGAAAAACCACTTGACTACCTCTGCGAGGATTTCGCCTGGGGATCACTGCCATATGATTTAGCTGCAATATCAGCATATAATTTAGGTGAATATCGATATGCAGCTAGCTACGGTAGGGTTGCAGTAGATCTAGAACCAACTAACGATAGACTAGTAAATAATCTAAAGTTCTATACTATTAGCGCTTCTTCCTAGTTTGCTGCGAATGGTATGCTTCTACAGCATTTGCACTAGTTCTGCTTTGCCAACTAAATTTGCAATCAACACACTCGACTACCTTCATTGTTGACCAACGACCAGCGGTAGGTCTATCTACAGTTTTTGTAGCTAAGCTAGAGGTTTTAGCATTGCAGTTAGGGCAAAGAGGAAATCTTTTATGGCGCATCTCCTGCCCCTCCCAGTTTATGGAGAGAGTGCGTCTAATTTTTTTGTAGTTTAGACCGCCCCAAATGCCCCAGGTTTGCTTAGTCTCTAGACCCCACTTTAGGCATTCTTGCCTAACAGGACATTGTTGGCACAGTCTTAGAGCTGGATTTTGCTGAGAAGACTTATTTGAAAAAAAGTTATCTTTATATTCTTCATTAGAAGTTTTTGCACATTCGGCGTCTTCATGCCACTCTGGTGAATCAAAAATCATTCAGTAATAACCTCTACTAGAGTTGCTTCAACTACTGAATCTAGTAGATCCCCATATTCAGTTTCGCCTGATTCTTTACATATAGATGGGAACATTTCACTATCCAATATACCAATATATAGATATGAAAAATCTGCAGCTTCTACTGCAGAAAATCCAAGATTAAGTGAATGAACTAAACCATCTCTTTGCAGAGAAGAGGCCAAAGCTTTTTTAACAATATCATTATCAAGATCAACGTGACCTTCAGTGTAGTAGACCATAGCCTCATCGGATGAAGGGTGGTACCCATCACCTTCCCATGAGAACCACAGGGACTCACCTATGCGAGAATCTTTCATATGCAATAGTCTATATCACTAACTATTGGATTTTAGGCTATAAAGATGAAAAAGTCAAATAAAAAATAACGGCATATCCATATAAATGAATATGCCATTATTTAATTTTTTGCTATAAACCTGGATGTAAAAGTGTCTTTTTTAGCGAACCATAGGCTGTAATAACAAAATGGCCAGAATACAGGTTTTTCTCAGGGTCAGGAATCCCAACCTTGAGCTCTAAATCAACAGAATCTGCAACAGCAGACTCCGTGATATTTAGAAACTTAGCGACCTCTTCATAAGCTGTAGCTTTAGCTGACTCCAAGGTATCGGCACTAAACTTTAGTTCAAAAGCAACACGCATTATTTTACTCGCTTCTCTAGTTTGTATGGTGAATAGTGAACACCATTTAACTTAGGTTCCTTAGCATCGGTAGATGTGAAGATTACGTCACCATAACGCACAGCAACTACCTTACCACGTCTACCATTGTGAACAGTCCCTGCTTCATCAGAGAAAGCATCATTAAATACACGTACCTCATCGCCAACTCGAATCTGGCCCGGCTGCAGAGGAATCCAAACTTCATCAGTTTTTTCTTCAACTGCGTTAATAGCATGACCTAGGGCAAGCTTAGAGAATAGTTCAACTGCCTCTTTAGCTAAATTAGGGCTGAGTTTAGTTTGCTTTTCCCACACAGCCAATAATTCCAAGACAGCATTTCCGGATCCAACCTTAGCTTTAGCATCTTGAAGCTGCTGTCTAATCCATTCGTAGTTTACATCTGGCATCTTTATTCCTTATTTGTCTTTACTAGAGCCTCTAGTAGGTTGGTGGATTCTTGCTTCGAGGGAATTGAATCCATATAACTTCTTCGTTGAGACATAGCTAACGCAATTCTATCAGCCAAATCCATATCTTCTACTTCCCCAATTAGTACTGCCCAAGAGTCGGAAATTGTTCTAGACTCTTTCCACTCTGTAATTACTGGAGTGGCTGAGTCCAAAGCTTGAAGTATCCGGTAAGACCACCAAGTCCCAACACCTCTATCCTGAGCGGGAAGAACTAGGCCAGCACTAGACGAGATACAAGACATAACATCCTCATCTGTAGTTCTTATAGATGCCTTAGCCTTTTCTAGAGGGTAGGTAGTTAGCTTACTAATCTTTTGTACCCAGGATGTATTTGGATATTCCACAGACCAGGAACTTGTTCTTGATAGCTCTATAGTTGGCTCCTCCGAGAGCAGGTGAGCATCTAGATTGACTCCAACTAGGTTTTCCGGAGAGACCCACGGTAAAAACTCATGTAAAAGTTCCGAATTTCTCCAGGGGAGTTCCGGGTAGATAGTGGTAGGCCAATTAGTGGATGACAATAACTTTATAGCACCTTCAAATTTATCTTTTTTAAGCACAGCTGATCTATACTCAGACTTAGTTCTATAGAACGGTGTAAAAATCGAATCAATATTCTTCGATACAGATGAAATGCTCGACTTAAATTGCCACACCTGCGGGTGGTCAACTACAAAGAACAGCTTCTTTGAATCAGCAAGTAGAGATATAACATTAAGAGCACCATAGAGTTTATTAGCACTAGGGCTTGTTGGAGGTATTACACCAACAAAGACAGCATCGTACTTATCTAGTATCTCTGATGTCCACTCAACACTAGGTGGAAGTATATCTACAGAGTCAGAGAATTGCTTTGCAACCTGGAACATGGTTCCAAAGAACGTAGTATTTGAAGATTCTTTAACATGGGATGAAGCCATGCCAGTAAAAAGGATTCGCATTAAATCTCCTATAAAGAAGGCGGGACACGATGTGCCCCGCCTCCTCTATTTTGTAATTTAGAACGGAGTGTCGTCCGAGGTTACAGGGGCAGCAGGGGCAGGGGCCGGTGCTGGAGCAGGAGCAGCAGCCGGAGCTGGTGCTGCAGCTACAGGGGCTGCTGGAGCCGGTGCAGGTGCTGCAGCAGGTGCTGGAGCAGCTGGAGCTGAGAAAGCAGCCTGAGCTACGGCAGGAGCAGCAAAGTACTTGCTGATCTCGTTGCTCTGGTTGCCATTGTAGGTACGGGTAGCAAGAGTTCCACGGAAACCACGACCAAATAGAGCCTGCTCGATCTGAGCGTTGGTTGGGTTTGCGTTGAAGAAGTCCTTGTTAAGACCAAGGGCACCCATCTTCATGAAGAACATTCCAAGAGCCTTGCTGTTCTCTGGCGAGATAACAAGGTTGTCCCAGACGCGACGCTTAGCGTATGGACCGCTAATTACCTCGTTGGTAGTCTTGAACATTACCTTACCCGACTGTGAGGTGGTGGCCTTAGCCTCTACCACCTTGAACTCGTAGTCACCGTCTGGCAGTGGCTCGAAGCTGTTGGTAGCCTCTCCGGCTTCCTTGATGAGATCGCTCCAATTTAGAGACATAGTATCATTTTCCTTTTACTAGTTAGTTGTTTTCTTTGTTGCTGGTGTCTTCTTTTCACCGAAGACGATATCGAGCATACGTTCGACGCCAAGGTCTCCCTGCTCAACTACCTTACCTAGACGGCCCTGGACACGCTCTCCAGCCTCATAGTCAGGCGTACGCTCTACATACATGCGTCGCACCTTATACGGTGGCTGTAGTGGGTCAGGGTTTGGTACCTGCTCCACGGTGATTGCGCCAAGAATGTCGTAGAAGTAGGGAGCCTGGATTGCAAGCTGGCCCTGTAGGTAGGGACGATATACGCCATCCTGACCCTTACGTGCCATTGCGGTTAGGACTACAGCTTCTAGCGGCTGAGTTGGATGCATTGTAAGGTCGCGAAGGTCACGAAGTAGGGCACCCATGTGGCGGAGAAGCTCTCCCCACTGCTGCATCTTCATCTGTTCGGTTCCTGCAATGTTGTCCATGCACTTGACCTGCAACTCAGAGATCGAGTCGATGATCAAAGACTTGAACTGGTGCTTGCCGCTCTGAAGCCACTGGAAGGCCTTCATAACGACTTCATAGTCGCGAACCTGGACCACAACAGTGTCCCAAGTACCGTCCGCCTGAGGCGGCTCTTCGCGAATTGGATCCCAATACTTTACATTGATAGGGAGGAAGCGGTGTCCACCCTCTACGTCAAGCATTAGGCGTGGGTAAGGTGCTGTAACGGCAAAGGTTGACTTACCAACCTTCGATTCGCCATAAACCATAATTGTTAGACTGCGATCGACTTCCGACATTCTTACTCACTTCCTTTCTTCTCTTCGATTCCGTAATAACCGTATGGGTCGGATGACTCAAACGCATCACTAATTGCTGCTTCGGCGGCAGAACCGTCGTCAATAAGCGGGCAAATAGCGAAGAATTGGCACTTCCACTTGCATTCACGAGAAGGCTTTGGGTAGGCAAGCTTATAATGGCTTTCGCCAGCATCGAGACCCTCACGAACTCGCATCATGTCTTCCAGGACACCCTCTAGGCGCTGGTAGAACGAGCGTAGTGCAAAACGATTGTGGCGAACTTCGATCTGGTCATAGAATGGTGGCTTTGCATAAGCACCACGCTTAACCTTACGAAGCATTGTAAATATACCGCCCTCGGAACGTTCACCGTTCTGGTTCTGAGCCTCTTCCAAGGTCATGTAGGTTAGAACCTGCTCGTTCATGTGAGCAATAGACCCAAACTCAGCGAATGAGCCACCAACGGTCTTGAAGTCACGGAACATACGTACACCGTCAATCTTACGGCGGACACGCATATCGATCTTACCTTGTAGGATAACCTTACCGTCAAGCATTGGACGCTCGATAATCTCTTCAGTAGAGATCATCTCGAGCTCTGCATCGATACCTTCGAGCTCAATCCACTCAAGGTACCCCTCGAGCATTACACGACCGAGCTCAGCTTCTGTTTCAAGCTCTGTAGTATCACGGTATTCCTTGTTTAGCTTATCGATATCTTCCTTGACAAGCTCAGCGTGGATCTCAAGAAGATCACGCTCCATACCGGAGGTGTAGTAGCGATCTAGTGCCTCGTGGATACGAGAACCTAGAGCAAGAGCTCCAGTATAGTTTTGTAGCTTTGGCTTAAGGCGACGATAGTAAGTCAGCCACCAACGACGACGACAGTCCTTCACTTAAACGTTTGGATCTCGGAATTACTAATTCGTACAGATTCAATCGTCATGTGGCATCACCTCCTGAGCAGCCTTAGCTGCTTTTCTTCTCTTATGACCTTCACTTATTTTTGCTCTAGTTTCAGCAGAACGAGGGGTTCCTCTATTTACTTCAGCTGCTTTAGCTATTGCTTCTGGTTTAGGTCTATATCCTTTTGTCTTATTTTCAGCACTCATGCGCCGTTTTGTTTCTTCACTATGAGGGACTCTATGCCCTCTAGTTTTACTGGCTAATAGTTCATCAGATTTTTCCGACCAAAGATCTTTAAAATGATGGCTATTATGGCAAATCCTATGACAAGCTTTTAGATTTGTCAAATCATTATTTGTCTCGTCGTGATCCTGGTGATGAACTATTACCTCATCAAATATTGCAGGCTTTTCACAAAAACTGCAAGTATAGGGCCCAGGACCATTATTAGCAAAAAATATTTCTCGATATTTAGTTCTACGTCTTCTTTTAGCTCCACCATTAGCGCAGGCTTTCTCGTGAGAATATAGTGCCCCGCCTGGAACAAAATATTCTCCACAAAAACTACACGGCATCGAGTTAAGGAGAGTCACTATTTCTTTCCCTTGCTTTCCTTAAGCATTTTGAGAAGTGCATCCTTGTCACGCACAATCTGCTCAAAGTTGTCAGCCTTGGTGTCTAGAGCCTGAATTACACGCTCTTCAACAGTATTTTCAGTTACGTAGTCTGTAATGATTACGGAATCATGGATTTCAGAACCAATACGGTGTACACGGTCAAGAGCCTGCTTATAGTCGACAAGTGACCATGGTCTTTGTAGCATAACAAGTCTGCGTGCAGTTGTCAAGGTAACACCCACACCGCCAGCCTGGGCAGTAAATAGAATCCACTTAGTCTTGCCAGACTGGAACTCATCGATATGACGTTGACGTTCATCAGCATCGATTGCTCCAGTAATCAGACCATGAGCGATACCCTCCTTAGTTAGGCGTGCGCTAAGGAGATCGATGAGCTGGCGAGATACGGCACAGACAGCTACGCTATCATCACCGAAGTCACCATTCTTCATGTCATCCATCAGAGCATCAACCTTACACGATGGGTCTGACAAAACTACAACTTCTTCACCGCTAACAGGATCAATAGTCACATCAGCGTATGAGCTAGCGAGCTGGAGAAGGCGCAGCATTTGAGTAAGCGGGTTAGGAGCTACAACAGCATCCCCAACAGTCCCGTCTTCCTTTTCGATCAATGCAATCATATTGTCTAGCATCTGATTGTAAGCCTTTTGCTGCTTAGCACCCATCTCGACATCACGGCGGTCATTGATAACCTCTGGAAGCCAAGGAAGTACCTTAGCCTTCAGCATGCGTCGCATGCGTGGGTTAATAGCAGCATAGAACTCCTGCTCCATGTGAGGCTTCACACCTAGAACCATCATGCCACCAAAAGCATTGAGCATGGTATCAATCATGCGGTCAATCCACTTGGTACGACTAGGCCATTCTTCTGGAGAAATCCAGTGAAGAATAGGCCAAAGATCAACAACATCCTTAGCAATAGGAGTACCGGTAAGCGCAAAGCGGATATCCGCATCGCCAGTAGCGGCCCAAAGAGCACGGGTCTGCTTTGACTTTGGATCTTTTGAACGGTGAATCTCGTCAGCAATTACAGCCTTGAAACCAATGGTATTTAGCTCACGTTGGTGAACTTCACAGCGGTTTGGAGTGATACGGGAATCGTGGCCCTTACACTCGATACAACGAGCTAAAGAAATCGAGCCATATGGTGATAGGCGAGAATGGCTGCGCAGAGACTCCCAGTTCACTACAACCACATCGGAGTCCTGATCAAACAAGGCACGACGCTTTGTTGCAGTTCCACCAATAACGGTCACATTAACCCCAGGCCACCACTTATCGAACTCACGTTCCCAGTTCTTCTTAAGGGTGTTCGGGCAGACAATGAGAGCAGGAAAAACAGCCTCCCCCTGGTCATGCATGGCCTTTAGGGAGCGAATAGCCTGAGCAGTCTTACCAAGTCCTGGTTCGTCTGCTAGAAGGGCTCTACGAGCCGTAGAGAGGAACTTTACGCCAGCACGCTGATGAGGGAAAAGATCCTGATCGCCCTCCTCCATAACATCCACATCACGTAGATCATTAGACGGGTCAACTCGAGTAGTTTTCTCGTGCTTTGCCCACTCAGTAAGGTGAGGTCCTAGGACCAGATCAGACTTAAAGGTAGAACGTAGAGCTAGACAACCAGCCCAGGATGCCGGAATACGCCAGATAGACTCCTTAGCACTCCAAGAAGCACCAGGAAGACTCTTGCACAGTTCTTTTAAACGCCACTCAGCGTTAATGATGATGTGCTCACCAGAATCATCGAGTTCTACAAAGACACTCATTTGATTCCTTTCGTCGTTTCGTATTTATATATTATCAGAAAAAAGTAAATGCAACAACTTTTTCTGATAATAACTTTTTAATTTAGCAAATTAATTGGTTTCCAACCGTTGCTGACCAAGTGTAGCAGACCATGACGGATTGCGTCAAGTGCGTGTCCTTCCCC